CGTCCAACCGCTAGAGAGACTCCACCCTCTTTCATTTTTTTGGCGGTTTTTGCTGATTCTCTGAAGGCTTTGTTAGTAGGCGCACCTTCGCTACCAGCTCTTCGCATTTTTTCACCAGAGCCTCCAGCAATTCTTTCGCGCTTGGCTTGGATTGCGGCATACAAACCACCTTCTTTAAATTTCTTGCCCTTGTCAGCCTGTGCAAACTCTTTGCCGACCTTTTGAGGGACACCACCAAAGCCACCCTTGGTGTGGGCGGCAATTTGCATCAACTTATGTTGGGCTGGTGATTTGCTTGGCATATTAAGGCCCATTCTTAATCAAAACAATATTGAAGTATGAACTTACCGCATTGTTTGAAGCGGAACCAATTGCTGTGGATCCAACGCAATTCTTCTCTGGAATTTGAAGAGGCATCTCAAAAAGATAGTCAGCAGTGCTGTTGTTAACAGTCGTGACAGCACCTACTCGAAGAATGCCATCTGGGCCATGTTGTTTCAAAAATCCAGTAACGGCAGTTGAACCTGATGCTTGACCAGACGAAAATACACCTTGAATTAAATAGCCAGTGTAGCCAGCGGGTACGCAATAGTGACCAGTGGTGCGGTTGTTGTAACCAGTTGCGATGATGTCATACAGCACGGCAGGAACACCTGCGGTAACTGTTCCAGTACCAGCATTGATGTTGCCAGCATTTTCACCACCAGATCCCACTGTGGCTACATAGAACGAGTTTACGTACAAATAGGAATTGGTGGTATTGACTGCGGTTTGACCACTCAAAATTACAGTCTCACTGACAACGTTGTAGTCGCCATCCAAACCTTCAATAAACACCGAGCGTGCGCCAGTGCCTGCGGATGTATCGTTTGCGCTCGATGAACTAATCTTCAAAACCGATGCGCTTGTTGGATGTGGGATTGTCCCGCCATCGGGCCAAACAGACTCTTCAGAAGTGTCCACGTCAGGGTTGTAGCCAAACACAATCACAGAGCTGTGACCTTGAATTTGATTGCGTGATACCTGAAGACCAAATGGCTCAAAAGTGCCTTGTCGCGTGATTGACGAAATAACTGTTGTCATTACGCAATACCAGCTTGAACAACATTCATCGTCACTGAGCCAGCGCCAGAATTAACCAAAACCTTCAAGCCAGTGATTGGGAAATTTATTGAACCATCTTCGTTGCCAGTCTTACTGGTGATGGTCGCGTCGTCGAACCAAGTTGTAAAACCAGCCGACGGGTCATCGTAGCTGTACTGCACAGAGTAGTTGACAGTGCCAGTCACAACTACCGCAAAGCCAATATTTACAGGCGTTACGTTTGTGTTTATCACCACAGCATTTGTGGAGCCAGTGCCCGTTTTCGATACGGTTTGTACCTTCATATTCCATCCCCAATTAAAAGCAGGGGGCGAACCCCCCACTTAGGTTTAGCACTTTACAGAACCACCATGCTTTTTAACCTTCTCACTCGTAACTACAGTTGTCTTTTTAACATCTGCGGGTTTACCAGTAATATAGTTTTTAGCCTTGGTGTAAGCCTCTTTTACCATGCTTATGGGATTTAACGCCTCTTCAAGCTCACGGCTAGCTTTGTCAGTAATTACCTTTGGGTCAACGCTGTTGTTTGCGATGTCCCGTGCGTAGGTACTTTCTCCGCCTTCTGCCATTTTCTTGACTCGACCACCCTTCTTAAAAGTGCCAGACAGTGCAGAAATGCTCACAGGGGGGGAGGGTTTCTTACGACCTTGGGGCATTGACTGCGCACCACCGTCGTCTTGCACTACCGCACCACCCCTAGCATACTTTTTTGCAGTTCCGCCTTTTTTGAAGCCACCTGCGTTGCCTAGCTTCACGCCACCAGTAGTCATGTTAGTCACGCCAGCAGGGGTACTGCTCACGTTACCGTTAACACCACCACCCTTGACGCCACCACCAGCTTTGTAACCAGCAGGCTTGTTCAAGCCAACATCACCAGTTTTACCTGATGTCTTGGTATTACGCTCTGCTGTGTCCATCTTGGTTTTACCCGATTTGGACATGATGATTCCGCTAGATGCTAGACCGCCTTTTTTGTAGCCGCCTTGAGCTTCTACAACGCCACCAGTTGCAAACTTCTTACCAGCCATTGCCTTCTTGATCATTGCACGATCTTGCGCCGCATCTTCATGCTTTGCAGAACCGCCTTTTTTCATTACAGGCGCAGGCATTGGCATAGCAGGCTTGCTTGCCATCATGGCTTTGCGACGCATTGCCAATGAAGGCTTTGCTGGTCGTGCGACGGGCATCATTCCGCCACGGGCAGGCATTGATGACTCCATAGCAGACTGCATGGGCATATACCCACCGTCCGCCATCTTGCTCACTTTGCCACCCTTTTTGAGCTTCAGTTCGACTGAAGGCTCAGTGGTCATCATTTTGACCATTGGTTTAAATTGACCCATGATGTGTCTCCTTAAACTTTCTGAGCATACACAACGGTCATGCGAATAATCGCTTGTGTTGTGGAGATCGTACCGTTTGGATCGGCAGTGATGACAACAGAGGTATTGCTACCAATGTCGCTCATCGCTAACAATTGAGCGGTTGTAAAGGTAATTGCGGCGCGACCACCAGCGAACACATCTGTCGAAGACACATATTGTGTGCCTGCGGCGGCTGTGCCAACGGTGACGGGTAAAGTAGTAGCAGTACCACCACCCACGACTTCATCTTGAACCACATCAATCAAGATGTTGATGATTTGAGAAGAAGCTGGGAGTGTTAGCGTTGCACTAGTTGCAGTACCTGCGGCGACTGTGGTAACAGTGGTTGTCTGAGACATGGCAACAAAGCCGCCATCCACAGTGTCAGTCAAAGTACCAGAACCTGCGCGCAGGGTAGAACCAAAATAGGTTTGAGCCATTGTCTTTTCTCCTAGTAGGAGCAGGGGGCAAGCCCCCCGCCATTTGTGTGTGGATTAGACGCCGGGCGTGCCGTACATTGCACGAGGATCAGTGAAGCCCACTTGGTAACGCTCTGTCGCCTTGTAGCGCATAGAGTCAGTTTCGAAGTCGCCTTCCATGGTCTTCTCGAGCTTACGACGCATCAAGAGCTTCATGCCCTCTGGAGCATCGGTCTGTACCCACCATGCGTTTGCGTTTGTCAAACGAGACAACACAGCCGCGCCTTCGTCCAGCAAACCAATCGATTTGATTGGGTTGATGTCGTTGTTGGCGTTGCCAGCACGGAGAACAGACTTCAAGAGCACTTCGGCTTGGAAGACGTTGCCGGGCGCGACCACGAGTTGACGTGGAACCAAGCGAATCTTCTTACCGTTGTTGTCCACAGCCTGACGGATTTGGATCAACATCTGCTCGAGAGAAGTCTGAGACAGGTTAGCGGCGGTGCTCAGCAAGTTGCTGAATGTGCCGTTCACGATGGGGTGAGAAGCGCTGTTCAATTGCACGCCGTCGCCACCGGGGTACGCGCTGTTGAAGGCGCGGTTCAATACGTTAGCCGACAAAGTTTCCTTTGTTTCGATCAACGACTGAGCCAAGTGACGTGCATACACCTGACCAATACGGATGTGGTCACCGTCTTCAACCAAAACTTTGGTCAAAGCAAATGCCAAACCAAATACTTGGTAGACGTAGCGTTGCAAGAACAGAACACCACCTTGTTGGTAGCTCACAGGAGTGCCGTCAGGCAACTGTGGAGCCGCACCGAAACCGTACAAGACGGGTTCTTCGTGGTAGTTACGTGGAATACCTTCTTGTTCGCGGAAAACGCGAGACCATTCATCGGTACGTTGGTCATAGACTCCGTCGAAACACTCGTTGAGAATTGGTTCAACAATCGAACGGAAGTCCGTACTGCGCATTGGAGCGGCCATGGTTCACTCCCTCCTTATATAGCTGTGCCTGCGGCGCCAGCGAACTGGAACTCGGCGATGGTTGCACGAACGATGACATAGTCATCTCCCCAAGCATTGTCTGCGTAGGGCCCGATATTTACGATTCTCATTTGAGCGCTGTTGCCAGAACCCACGAGAGTTGTAGACAAAGTGCACTGAGATAAACCAGTGGTGGTAGAACCAGCAGTGGTGTTGCTCAAGTCAGCTTCGTCGCCAACGGCGGCTTGTGTCAAAGTGCCATCAGTTTGGATTTCGTAAACAATGTTAGGGTCAGAGTAGTAATAAGCTACGACTGAACCAACTTGGAACGACTCGTTGGCGGGCCAGTAGTTGCTGATGCGACGACGACCAGTGCTGTCAGTCCATTCGACGCCATCAAAGGCTCCGAGGAATGCATCACCAGCGGCGGCAACAACAATGTAGCCTCCAGTGTTCATCTTGACAGGTTGACCCTTCAAGATGTTTGTTGCGTAACCAGCAGAGACATTTCCGCTAGTCGACACGGCTTGAATACCGTTGGCGAGCGCCGTAGCGCGATCCAGACCTGATGGGTGGAAAGCAGGACGCAAACCGAACGGAGCATTTGTAGAAGACATAGTCTTACTCCTATTTGGTTGCCTCTAGCCCTGAAAAACAGGAACTTTTTGTGAGGCGTTTTGGTCAAAATTGCCAAATCCATCGCCTTCAACCTGCGTCAGACTTCTGCCTGAGCTATCGCGTTGACCCTGCATTTGTTCGACTTGGAGTTTGATTTTGTCAGCCTCTTCCATCGGCAATTCATGGTGCATGTGCAACATAAGGTCTTGGTAAATTTCCATAGGAATTTTGCACAAGAGCATTTCGTTACACGCGATAAAACCAACGTGCTCGCCAGCCTTTACGCGGTAGTTGTCGAAGCCGGGGAACTCTTCAGATTTAACTGGAACGTACCCGATCCGAAACCGCTTATCAATACTGTCGTAACTGTTAGTGGTTGATAACCAGCATAGATGCCACCCGTCTAATTCGGGGGTCTTTGGCAGTGCGCTTTGTGTCCACTCATCACTCCACATCTTGCGACGTTCCTGTGCTGACATGAACTTCCCTTCGGGGGCAGACCTTGATGCGTCCTCACTTGCGCGAGTTTCGCGTCCACCAGCGGAGAGAGATTTTTTGAGACGAGATTCTGTCATGTTTATTCCTTAGTAGTTGTTGTTACGTGCTTCAATTGCATAACGCTTGATCATCTTTGCGCGCTTTTCTTTGTCATCCCAAAAGCCCGCATCCTTCATGGCTCTCACTTGTTCTGGTTTCAGAATAAATGAATTTTTTGAACCATTTCCAGAGAAATTTTCACGTCCTGAGCTTGTTACAACACTCCTTGGTCTTGCACGAGTAGGTCTCTCGTCGGTGTCGTCAGTATACCTATGTGGGAGGCGCTTTTGCAAGCGTTTATCCAATTCTTCCCAATATTCTGATTGATTGGGATTCCAACCTTCTTTCACCAACTTCTGATCGATGACTTTGGCGATCTCGCTATCCTCGTCGTCCCCTTGTGGGTCATACCAAGGATTGCGTTCCATCCATCGACCTGCTTGGCGTTGAAGCTCTCGGCTGTCTTCAGAGGGTACTGACTGATTCGTTGTCTTGACAGCGGCGTCCTTCATGGCTTTGAGGTTCTCCACCTGACGGCGAGTCTCGTACCACATATCCTGCGCTTTGGAGAATGCTTCTCCGTCGCTGGCGCTGGTTGCCTCTGACATTTTCATCTTGGCGTATTGCAGACGCAGTTCCTGATCTTCGATGGCTTTGTCCATGCGAGCTAGGTCTGCGCTGTTGGTCTTGCGTTCCACAACCGAGAGGCGTTCTTGCAACTCTTGGTTCTGGCGCAATAGGTTTTGCAGGCGAACGTCCTTTTCGGCGTTGGTCTGCTTGATGTATTCCTTTTTAGCCTTACGGCGTGCGCGACGAGCGGCGCGGATGGCTTCGGTGTCGTCAGGATGATCAGCGTCTTCGCCATCGTCTCCTGCGGCGCCACCCTCAGCGCGTTGCTCTTCTTCGCCCTCTTCCTCTGGGGCTAAGTGATCTGGAAGCTCTACGACAGCTCCGCCGTCATTTCCTTCCGAGACTTTGATGTCGTCTAGTTCTTTGTTTTCTGTGCTCATATAAAGGCTTTCATTGCTAGGGGGTCACCAGTTAATTTGGCGATGACTTCGTGATCGTTTAGCACCATGAACAGTGCGGGATCCTCTAGTTCATCTTCGTTGGGGACTTTTACCTCCCAACGATCTCCGCCCCATTTAGGGACTCGGATGTAGTCACCAACTTCACACCACGTGCCCTCGGGCCATGGTTGCATGGTGTCACGGTGCTTGAACGCGATTGGCCCTATCGCCAATACTTTCGCCACCATGTTTTGCCATTTCTCGGTTTCCTTGGTCTCTTCGATCAAGATAATCCCTGCGCTTGTTGCCTTCTTCTGTGTTCGGCGGAGTTGAACCAAGATTCTTCCGCCAAGAGGTAGTGCGCCGGGGTCAACGCTCGGGAATGCCCAAGCTAATTCAGCGTCGCTAGACGCTACGGTGCTATCACTCATCTTTTTCTTCTTCCTTTAAGAAATTATTTATGATGTCCAAAGTTTCCTGTAAACCTTGGTGATGTCCAACCAGTCGCTGGTAAGCCTCCCACGTAACCGCGTTACCACGCGATAGGGAAAGACTGATTTCAGTCTGTGAGGCTTTGATTGCGCCGATTAAGTCTCCTATGCTTCTCATTATTTTTTCTTCGCGTTTGCCAATCCTCCTTGTTTTGGAGCGTTTCCGCCCTTTGGTTGCATGGATGTACCGTCTAGCTTCTCGCCCATGGCGATACGCTTATGTTGAGGTACGTTGATACCTTTTTGCTCTTGATCACTGGTAGCCATTTTGGTTTCCTTGGTTCAGGGTGGTTAATGCAGAATTTCTCTGCTCTACTTGCATCTTGGCTTTATCGCGGGTGAGGCGTGCCGCTTCGATGCGCTCTTTAGTTTCGTTATCACCTTCAGCAATAGCGAACTTGAGTTGGTTGTCTTCCGCGGCAATAGCCATCTCGTCTTGATGCTTTTGCTGGGCAAGTTGTACGTCTGCTTGGTCGCGCTTGGTACGACGCTCTGTCTCCGCCATGCTTGTTTGCTGGAGAACCATCGCTTCTGGCGTCATTGGAGGCTTAGGCGCGTACTGTTGCATCTGTTGCATCATCTGCTGGATAACAGGCATGATTCCGCTAAACACTTCTTCTGTATCCAAGTTGACGTGACGCGAGGCGATAGCAAACAATTGGTCGATCTGCTCGGTCTTCTCAGAGTCGTCGTAGTCCCTCACAGGGTGTCCAACAGACTTGGTGACGTATCCGTTCATGCGGTTCAAGTACCACAGCGTTAAGTGCTGTTTAACGTGCTCCATGGCATGTGGAATGAAGGCAGGAGCGATCAATGGGTTGCCACCCAAGATTGGGTCTTTGGCAAAGTCCAAATGGGATTGGATGTGTGCCAAGTGGTCTTGCTCGATGTAAGCAAACGCCGCCTGCCCAATTGCCATAGCCACGTTCTCGTTGGCTGGATCGCGCTTCTCTGGGTCTGGCACATCCTTTAACAGCTCGTTTATGGATGGAACCTTCAACTGCTTGAGTAGACGCTCTTCCACTGCCTTTGCGTTGTACAGGTTAGGGTGCTTGTCAGCGCGAGAGACAACCGCCTGAATCTGAGCCATACGCTGGGTCTCAGAGAAGATGTGCGGGTCAGAGACTGGGACAACATCTGTGTTGCGTTTGAAGTCTTCGCGCTTGATCTCGAGGTCAGCAACGATGTCACCACGCTTTTGCTCATCCAAGTACCAGCGGTTGATGCGTGCCAATACCTTCAGAACACGGCTCTGAGAGTCATGGAGGCGTGCATGGATAGCGGAGAACACCGCGGCTCCCTGCTCAATCAGCGCTTGTGTAGTGCCTACAGGAGCGTTGGCGTTGATGTCAGCAATCTTCTCCTCGGAAGTGGTGACCACGCCCTTAGCGGCGTCCTGTAGGAAGCCCATGAGCTTGAACAAGACCTCGCTTGGAGGGTTGAAGGGCATGGGCATGGCGATCTTGCGGATGTCGTCAACGCCGGGCGCCCCCTCGATCTCCGCTATCTGCGTTACCTCTACCTGCTGTGACTGTCCCGAGATGCGTGCCCCCTTGAGCTTGAGCATCGTCGCGGCGTTGTTAATGTGAGCACTATCCAAAAGGGCACGCAAAGAACCAGTAAGAGCGGCAGACAAACCACCGATAAGATGAGGTAACCCAATCGCATACGCGCCCCTCCAAGGGATGAACTTGAACTCAATGATGTGATCAAGCTTGGTCATCGTATCGTCGCCCTCTTCCCAATTACGGTAGAGACCAACCACGGTGTTATCCATCTCATCAATCATCAGGATGTAAGGAGCCATCTCACCCTTGGTGTAGCTGTCGTCCTCTAGCTCCATCCATGTATAGACGTGGTAGACGCGACGGATACCGTCTTCGTTGTCTTCCCACTTCTTGCCTTCGATCTTTTGTGACGCCTTCTCAGGGCCTGTCGGATCGGGTTCCATGGTTGCACGGATGTAGTTCGTGTCACGGTACAGACGTGAGCGCACACGGTTTTGGTATTCCCAGTCCGATATGTCCATCACCTCTGTCACGCGCTGAGCGGTGTAGAAGTTGGCAGACGCAAAGGGGAGAAGGATGTTGTCAATAGGGACGAACTCAGCGCATGGGCGCTTCTTCTTGTCGTCGTAGTAGAGCTTCAAGAACTGTGAGCCACCTAGAGGTAGTTGGGTCAGCATCTGCTCTTGCTCGTCGCGGAATTCCTCGATCTGCTCGGTCAGTTGCCAGTTCATGTAGTCACGCTTGCGCTCAGCGACGGCTACCTTGTCTTGGTCTACGTCACCAAGAATCTTGGTGCGGGTTGGCCCATCAGGCGGAAAGAGTTCCTTGATAGCACGAGCGGCGAAGTCAACGCAGGCTTCAGCCATGACAGGGTGGACGACTTTGCTGGCGCCGTTGAAGTTCGCACCCCCGGGGGCATCATTCCCCATCCCTGTGCGTCGGATTCCCTCCTCGTACTGCTTGTCTCTCAGCGAGCGAGCTTCCTTGTCCTTCTCAGCTAACCCGATGTATCGCAGGGCGATAGTATCTAGGTCGTATGAGGAAATCTCATCACTGTCAGCCAAGTTGGCGTAGAAGTCTTGGTCTTCGGAAGGGCCTTTGTAGTCATCCATCGTGACAACAGCAGAACCGTCAGGAAGCTCCTCTATCTCTGACTCGTCAAGATTGATGTCGACAGCAACGCTACCGTCTTCTTGTTCTTCCATCCCTGAAATACCTTCGATATTGCGACCGAATTCGGGATCAATGGGCATCTCTGTAGCCATGTTTTAGCCTTCTTTAATTTCTACTTATAAGATCAAGCAACATTGTGTCTGGATTCTTGGACACATTGACTCGACCGCCTTTTTTGAATGCAGTTCCTTGGATGACGTTCCCACCATCCCTCATATCAGGTTGTGTGTCGTACTGCCCACCAACTGATGCTGTTACAGCACCGCCATCAGCAAACATGGGTAGACCTTGTGTAGTTATCTCTTCGCGCATCTCGGGGGTGATGTCAAAGCCATGGAATTGCATGGTTGGAACTGGCTGGGGCGCGTAGCCGGGCAACGTCAAATTGTTTGGATTTGTTGCAGAGGGCTGTTCAATGTCAAACGGGCTGACCTGTACGTTGTACTTCTTGCCAAACTCATTGAGGTAGGAGGGGATCATCTTGTCGTAGAAGCCCTTCATTCCTTCGCCACCAGTTTCTAGATCAAGTCCAGAATACTCAATTGGGTGGCTTAGATAGTCCTTGTACAAAACGTCCACCTGCTCTTCAGGAGCATCGCTCTTCAATGCTTGGCGGTAGACGTCCTTCGCCTTCATCCTGTTTTCACGGTTTGCAATTATCTTGTCGGACAGCTCTTTGCCAACATACTCGGATAGCTTTTCAGGAACGACGGGTTCTGCAATGACTATGCGACCATCCTTGTCAATTGCACGGAGGTTGCCCATCTCGTCATAGATGACGCTACTGATCTGCTTGCTGAGGTCAAAGCGCTTTGCCTGTTCGGCTCCCGGCGTCACCGCGATCTTGTCATACCCATTCTCCGCGGCGTAGTTGAGCAGGCGCTTCATCGCTAACTCGTGCCAATTCTTCTTGAATGGTGCATCAGGAACACCTTTTTCCATAATTGGTGGCAATGCATCAATTTCAGCTTTAAGCTCTGCTGGAATAGGCTTGTTTGCTTCCATGTAGGGCCAAGCAAGTTTTTCCAATTCTTTTCTACGCGCCTCAACTTCTGGATTTGCATATCCCTTTTCACGTCCCAACTGATGCCAGTCAGACTGAATCTCTTCGACGTGGAGAACCTTTTGCGTAGCGCCTGTGGTGTCTACGTTCTTAAACTTCTTGGCGTGGGAGAACTGAGCCGCTTCCAACGGAGTGATCACCCCTCTCTGTACAGCAACGCTAGGCGATCCGCTTGCTAGGCTCTTTGCATCAACACCCAAGGATTCAGCCATTCTCTTGCCGATGTCTTCAATCTGGGTCTTGGTGTATGTGGGTACAACCCTGTCCTGCACACGCATGTGGGCTAGCACGTTAGGCTCTTCCCAGTGCTTAGACTGAAAATCTTCCTTGGGGTTTTTAGCCATCTCTCTGAGTTGATTTAACTCTTCCATCTCTTCAGGAGTGATGTTGCCAAAGTTGCGACCAACAGATGAGCGTCTCTCCTTAGCTTCTAGCTCGTACATGCGCTTCTGATTCTTCTTAGCTTCAGAAGGTAAGCGCATCAGTATCTCGCGGTAGTTCTCTCCACCCTCAGTCTTGTAATCAGGATACTTTGTTCCGCCACCTTCATCCATGATGTGCTGACGAGCAAGATCAAGGTATCTTTGCTCCTCGTTGTACATCTTGTCTTCAAAGATAGTGTCGACGTCGTCCTCGGTCTCAAAGCGGTTACGGCTATTCATCCCTGCTTCTTCAATCGCGTCGTCGTGCATGAACTGCTCAGCAAGAGCGCGCACCTCTTTGTCGGTTGGCTCGCCAATAACAGTTTCCCTCAGCATGGGAGGAGGATTCTTCTCTAGCTCCTTGAGGAACTCATCCTTGGACATCTTGGGTAAGTCAGCAATGCTTTGGAGCTTTCGCTCTTTGATTTCTGTGGGTTTGACGCCCTTAGTCTTGGCGACCTCAACCATGAACTCTTTGCCAGTTCCTTTGCCACGAGTTAGCGCCTGAGCCGCCTTGTCTACCGCGGAGTAAAAGCCTTTGATCTTGCTCATAGTGGGCGTTCCTCAATGATTAGGTCGTCACCAGTAACTTCACCGCCCTCAGCCATCTTCTTGACCTTGCCGCCCTTTTTCTTGCCTGTGAGCTTCTTGATCATGTCTTGGTATTGGCTGATCTCGTCAATCATCTGCTGGTCAATGAGTTGGCGGGGGCCAACCATCTTGAAGCTACCGAACTCTTGGGGAGCCTGAGCGGGGTTTTCGCGTACAGACTTCAGGGTGTCAGGGAACATCAAGTCATGGGGAACGGGGTACTTGAGACCCCCGAGGAATTGCCCCGGGATGTCGTGCGAGTACGTCGGATGCGCTGACAGCTTCAGGTCTGTCACATCAGGCTTCATCAACCCCAACGACTTCCCTGTCACCCCGATCTCCAAGTTCCGCAGGTCAGGCTCTGTCACCGCGTGCGTCACATCCAGTCCGCTTGGGAGACCAAACTTCTCGGTCACCGTGGGCATCTGCATGAGGTTGCCAAAGTGCTTGCGCAACTCTGGGTCAACAGCGAAGTGGAGGTAGGCTTCTTCGGGGTGTTCGATCCCGGGGAAACTCGGGCGAGGGCCTGACTTCACGCTTCCTTGTCTCACCAACTTATTGAACCCCTCGATCTGCTTCTTCGTCATCAGCTCTGGATGAATGTTCTGCATGTTCGTGTCCGCAAAGTGCTGGGCAAAACTGTAGGAGTCAGGCCCCATCTTCACGTAGTTGCCAACCACTGGCGAGTCATACAGCTCAGACAACCCTTTGGCGCGGTTCTGCACCCCTTGCGCCGCTGAGAGGTTAGATGCCCAGAACTCATCGTCTTTTCCTAAGCCGTAGAGAGGGCCACCGTGCTGTGGAGTAGGCGAGCGTAGGGGTACGCCATTGATTGAGTAGATCGTCTGTCCTGAGATGGTTGGATCGCCTGAGATGCCCATCATCACGTTGCCCTTGAGGCTCTCGATGTCCACAGGATTGACAGGCGGACGCTCAACACCTTCCGTTGGGCGGATGTCATGCTCGAGTGTCTTCTCACGCTCGAACTGCTTCTGGGTCTTGCCTGCCACAGTCTTGGCGGTCTTGTCACTTGCGCGGACGTACTCACCAGTCATCTGAGGTGCAATGCGTTCAGCGATAGATTCAATCTCTGCCTTGCTCTTAGCAGGAGCACGAACTAACTTGATGAGCTTCTCTACTGCTCCGCCCTTAGCCTTACCTTGCTCGACTTGCTGGCGCTCTGCCTGCTCACGAGCCATGCGATCCATCTCTTCACGGATTTGCTCGTTGGTCATCTGGAAAGGCTTGACCTCGTTGTAGGGTAGTCCTACGGTCTCAGCCTTGTATTTGTTGAGCAGGTTGGTTCGTGCTTGGAACTCAGGCTTCAGCGCCTTCATGCGCTCGAGTGCTTCGATAGCCGCCTTGCTCAGCGCTCCACCACCAGCCATGTGCTTGTCCATGACCTCCATGTGTTGGCAGTCACAGTTGTCAGAGATGGAGACCTTCCCACCCTTCTTCATGCCAGTTTCTGGAGGTACGTAGTTGTTGGGTTCAGCTAAACGCAAATATTCGTTGTGCAGTTTGTCTAACTCTGCTTCTGTTGCGTACTTTGGAATGTCTAGCTTATGTTCCAAATACTTTTCACGAGTAGTTGGGTTTAAAAATTTCTCTACATCCATTAACCCAGTGTTCCTCAAGTCGCCAACATCCTCCCATTCGCCACTACGCACAAAGTCTTGCACATATGGCAGGTACTGCTCCTTGGGTGCTTGGTTCTGCTTGCCTTTTATTTGGGCAATAAAGTTTGTCACTATTGGGTTATTCATAGCCCAATCGTCTTTTACTCTGGAAATAGCTTGTTTTATTTCCAAATCTCTATCATCTCCCCATTTACTAAATCCAGCCTCATCAGCTTTTTGATTCCCAATTTTTTCACCTTCAATCCGAAGTTGCTGTTCAACATCTTTTGGAATTTGGTCGTGATAAGGATGTTCTTTTTTGGGTCGAACTTCAACGGTAACATGAGGTTCACCACGTTTATCCCGCAGGCTGTAGATGCGTGAGCGACCTTCTAGCACGTCAGGGCAGTAGCCACCGACGCAGTGACCCATGGTGTCGCCTTCGTACTTGAGGGCTTTCTCTAGCTCAATGTCTTTCTGTTTGCCATTGATCCATTTGTTGAACTTGGCAATTGACTCTTCGGGATTCTTTGAATAGCTGTCAGTAGTTGGAGTTTCACCTACGTTCCAGTTGTGAACTGTGTAGAACCCGTCATTATTTTTCTCTAGCGTGTAACCCTGTGGAAGAGTTTCAGCGGTGTATACCTTCTTCTCTTTGGCAGGAGCTAGCTCAATCCACTTGTAACCTTCTGGATACTCTTTGTGCAGTGGCATTCCCTCAGTCGCTTTGATCTGAGTCTCAGCCATCTTCTTAGCTTGCTCCATGTCGAACTCAGCGGTACGCTTGATTGCTTGGTCAACAGAGACTTTATTGAGCTGGTCAGGGCGGATGCGACCTTCGCGCACGTCTTGCTTCAAGACATCGATGACGTGGTCAAAGCCAAGGTTGTAGATGTCGCCAGAGTAAAGCGTGGATTCTGGATCGAGTTTACTTATCCAAGGATTTTGCTCACCAGTGACAAAGTCATTGCCTGAAAGAGCTCCTTGTAAGTTAGCCTGCTTGACTTGAAGTTGCCCATACGCTTCGCCTTCGCCAATCATATGAGCTTTGTCACGAGTAGACATTTTGTCCATTACGTTTTCAAGCTCATCTGGTTTCAGAACATTCTTGTCTTCCAGATACTTTCTAAACTTCTGTTCTATCTCGAGTTGTTTCTCGAGTAGCTGTCCTGTCACCTTCTGAGCTTCTGGCATCACTGCCATAGCTTTCTGAATGTCACCAGCTTTTCTGGTTTCAATTGCCTCATCACTGAGGTTCTCCCATGCCTTAGCAGGCATAGACTTAGCCTCTCCCTCGGGATTAAAGCCAGCCTTCTCACGCTGTCCTCGCATGTCCCTATCAGATACATATATCGCTGACTCTTCAACCTCATTGGCTGGCATGTGGGTGATGTGCTTCATAGAGAAGTCACGGTCGAACTCAGCTTCAGACGCTAATCTGTCAGCCTCTCGGGTCAGGTTGGCTTGTCTGCGTGGGTCAGTCTCTTGTTGTGCCCGCTCCCTTATACGGTTAGCGCGCTCCATGTCCTTAGCAAACTTGCTCTCGACTTCTTGAACGCGAGACTCGAACATCAAGCGCACTGGGTCATTGGGGGTAGCCATCTGCTTCTTGACGTAGTTGCCAAGGTTCTGAGTTACCCACTTGTCGAGCGCCGCCTCACCCTTCGTTACATCAAGATGGCGCTGTACAGTTGCACGCCCCTCATCGTTCAGCTCAGGGTTTAGCAACAACTGCTCATGTAAAGGGATGCGCTCTGCGGGAGTTTGGTTGGCAGTTCTTGGTGTGGTCAGGCGATTGAGCGATCTGTCCACGCTGTTCATCAACTCGCCACCAGTCCAGTTACCGCCTTCAGGCTTGACCACATTCATGGTCGCTGTTCTTGGAGCTAGGAAGGAGAGGGAGCCTTGGGCGAGGGGGCCTTGGTTGTACACCATGGCGTCATTGACCATCTTGCCTGCGCCTCGAGTCAGCGCGCCTGCTCCACGTCCTAAGCCGTAGGTCAGAGCCTTAGCGGCGGTTCCAGTCATCGGGGTGGGCATGAACTCACCAAGTGAGCCAAACATCTCAGCGGTGTGCTTGCGTGATGGGGATGCGTTCTGCGGTACAGCAGAGGGAAGGATCTTTTTCATCTCTTCCGTGGTTGGCATCACACGCTTGCCGAGAACCTTCTCAACAGCGTCAGCGCCAAACAGGTCGACTAGCTCGCGGATGTCACCACCTGCGCCAGAAGTAGCGGCGACTGAGCCTCGCAGTGCTCCTGCCATCATGTCGCCCATGGCTTGGGCTGGTTCTGCAAAGCTCTTGAGGTCAGAGACTACTCTATCAAGCGTGAGTTGGCGTTGAGCGCGAGGGTTGGGCATTCTGACCTCGGTTAGTTAGGTGTGCTAATCATACAGACATGAGCCTGTCAAGTCTATCTTTCTTGGCTTGGGCGCTTTTGAATTGAGTTACCGCCAACACTGATGGTGCGTAGTCTTCGAGCAAAGCCTTTTCAACAACGACGTAGTCATTCTCAAACAGATAGGCATCGATGGTCGACTCACGACTGCGGTTGAACAGAAACCATGGACGCAAGTGCGCACGAAAGCGAAAGCGCCAGCCATGAATCTCGCGGTGACGGATGTCATACCAAACCCATGTGATGACGAAGCCACCCTTGGTGCGGTAGAGGTTGAGTCCTATCTTCTTGTAGCTACCCTCTTTGATGAAGTGGATCATTCGACTGCCTCGTAGGTTGTTTCAAAGATGTCTGGCTTGCAGGGATAGCGCTCACCCTTCACGCCTGTGATGATCCAGTCGCCCTCAGTAACTTGGTGACTGCCTTCAAGCGTGTCAATCTTGTACCCTGTAGGGCTTGTGCTGTCCTTGTAGACGCCTTGAGGCCAGCCATTCGGTGTGCTGATCCAAAACTGTGTGGCCTCGATCACCACGGGTTTTTTGCGGAACTTCATGTTGTTTCCTCCTTAAACGGCATATGGGTTCTCTCTTCTCTGTCTTCCACTGTCTGCGTAGTCGTCCTCGTCATACGGTTCTGGTGGGTCACCATCGATGTCGATCCAGCCTGAGTCCCTCAAGAACCTGAGAGCCTGCGTGGTCATGTCCACAAAGTCGTCGTGGCTCGTATCAGGGAAGGCGCAGAGCTGGGACAGCCATGGTTCGCACCAGTCCTTCACATAGCCTGCGCGCTCACTGCTCTCGGGCGCCCAGACCCTGCCTCGAGCGAAGACGCTGGAGACGATGTTCAGGCGTTGCATCTTGTCCGCACGACCGGGGTTGTACGCCCTCACAGGCAGGTGCGACCTCCCCAAGTCTTGGATGAGCTGTGTCCCTGCGCTCTTGTCCTCCACCAGTATCAGGTCAACCCTCTTCCTGTCCTTGTCCTCGCCGTACACCACCTCGTACTCCTCCGCCACCCTTGGGCGCAGGTCAGGGTACTGAAGGCGGTCTTGCCAGCAGTCGATGAGCATCACGGACATGGGGCCATCCTGCGGTTTGAACACACCCCAAGTTCCCGCGGCGGTTGGGTCGTTGACCGTCTTCTCGCTCGTTGCGCAGTCATAGGACTGGAGGATGTACTCGAAGCGAGGGAACGGCTTGCCAGTGGGCCACAGCTTGATCATCTCTCTCTTGACGATGCCTGACTCCTCTGGGTCGATGATCTCAGCATAGATCTCTTGCCTGCCTAGCTTGGTTCCCTCGTACTGGAGAATCTGCTTCTGGAAACTCGCGGACAGGTTGGCTAGGTTTGTGTAGGTCGAAGCGGTCGTGACCGAGACGTCGTCTCCATCCCTGCCCACCAAGTCAACGATCAAGTCCTTGGGCTGTGGAGTAGTTGTGCATAAGATTTTGTTCTTGACGGGTTGTTGGATGTCGTTGCCTACGTCCTCGAACATGGGTAAGCGAACAGAGAACATGATCTGATCCCACGCTTCTTGCAGGTAGTCCCACGCCGCTAGCTCATCGCACCACGCTCCGTGGAACTGTGGGCCACGGAAACGGGTAGGCTCCGATGCAGGTATCCCCTTGAGCATCGACCCGTTGATCAACGTCAACTCGTGAGCGGTCTTGTTGTAATCCTTTATTAGTATTTCTGGTATGACGCTGAGCAGTCCTGAGTCACCCTCAAAGCACGTACCCCTGACGTCCGCAGATGTGGGGGCAGAGACTAGCCAGCGGGTGCGTGGGTTCTCCCATGCCCACCAGCCTACCTGCTCCGCGGCGGTTCTGGTCTTACCCGCTCCACGACCTGCGAGGAGAAGCCATATCGTCCACCAGTCACCAGTAGGGAGAATCTGATGGTCATGGCGTGTAGCTAGCCATCCCATGCGCCACAGCGTCGCCGCTTGCCTCTCCTCTGGTAGAGCTAGGAAGTTCTCTCGAAACTGTGGGTCTTTTACTTGGTCAAGAATGTCAGCCAGCATTGCGAACCTGCGCCTTTAGCTCCAAGTTCTTGATAAAGGCGTCGATCATGCTGTTGCCCTTATCCAATGGGTTTTCAGTGTCTGCTTTGTTGTTTGCTGTGTCGCCGTACTTCTTGGGGTTGAATTTAGCCAACAGCTTCAAGCGCGTCTCGATCTGTAGCTTTCTATGCCCAAGCAGGTCGCCCTTACTGACGGTCACCACGGTCTTACCGTTGCTGTCTTCACTCTCAGAGATAGTCTCCCCAATCACAATGGTGTCAGCTATCTTGAGGCACTCCTCAGCTATGTTGTCGTACCCCATATCTCGTGCGTGCGCGATTGCTGTGGAAAGATGCTCATCACGATACATCCAGTCATACACCGTTCTCCACGCTGGATACCCTTCTTGTCTACATATCTCCCTTAGAGGGATACCTTCTGAGAGTTGTTGGCAAATGTCTTCTGCTATCTCTTTGGTGTACTTGGATGGTCTACCTGTCTTTTTGACAACTAGGCTTGTTTGTTCTTTTTCTTTTTGCGACGAACCTGTAAGTTCCGCGAAAGCCTCTACGAAGGGCTTCATGTCTTCTTTAGTTTTTGTCTCAGTCTTAGCCATAGTTCAACAGTTCTTTCAGTTGATAGTTGGCATAGTTTAACTTGAACTTTCAATTTCTTTCAAGCGCTCAGAGAGTATCCTGAGTTCCTCCTCCATGTTGGTGAGGAGGGCTTGTAGGGATTTGATAGCGGTAGCCGCTAGCTCTGGGTTCCTCCTGATGTATTCAGGACTCCATATCTCTTCTGTCATGCTTGTCCCCTTGCTCTGATTGCGGATGCAATACTCCATGCCGCACCGCTTTGTGGCGGATTTGATGTAAGCATGGTGTAGTCATGCAATCGTTTATCTGCTTCTTTTGCACACGC